CTATTAGCCCAACTCAATATGCTGCTAATCAGGCGTTGCGAGAAGCTAACGCCCGGCGCATTGATCCGGATGGAAGTATCAAGGCAGCCGCTATCAAGCAGGCCGCGCCCCCTATGCCGCCGCGTCCCGCGCCAGCTCCTCCTATGAGGCGTGCAGAAGGCGGCATGGCATCTATCAAGTCGCCGCTGCAGCGCATGTCGCGCGCCAAAGGCGTTCCGGTTGCTTCTGAAATGCCGATGATTGAATCCAAGTCGTCTGGCCCGAAGAGCATTGGCGTTAACGCCAAGCGCCCCGGCGGCCCAAACGTCGGAAAAATCCGCGCCGCTATGGCTCGCGCAGCCTCAAAGGCAGTGCCGGAAAATGCACCGTCGATGATGAAAAAGGGCGGAAAGGTTAAGTAATGGCCGTCTCTGGGACCGTATCCACAACAGTTTTCAAAACCCGGAAGGTGATCGACCACGCCTACCGGCGCTGTCGGATCCTGCCCCAGAGCATCACCTCCGAGATGATCGAGACTGCAAAGGACAACCTCTTTTTGCAGCTCTCGTCTCTCGGAAGTCAGGGCGTCCCGCTCTGGTGCATTGAGCGCGAGATCTTGCCCCTCTATGTCGGCCAAGCTGTCGCCACGCCTTCGCTTGGCACGATGGACATCCTGAATGCCAACTTCCGCTGGCTGTCTCGCCAGAACGGGCCCGTGCAATACAGCACCCCCGGCGGCATTCCTTCCTTTGCATTTGATGGTGATCTCCAAACGTCATGTGCCCAGACTGGCCCGAACGGCAACATCAACATTGCCTACATCGGCGCTGATCCTATCAATGACCCCCAGTCTCAGGTGCAGGTCACAACCGTCGGCGTCATGATGGCGACCACAGGCTCGTTCAACATCGTGTTTGAATGGTCCAACGACGGCGTGACATGGACAACCGCGCTTGCGCCGGGCGTAACCGCATATGTCGCCGGCAAATGGCAGTGGTACGACATCGACGGGCAGCAGCCGGTCAATTATTTCCGCATGCGGGAGACCGGCGGCAATACGCTCAACGTCGTTGAGTTCTACGCGGCCAACAATCCGACAGAAATTCCCCTCGCTCGCATGAATCGCGACGATTGGACGAACTTGCCGAACAAGACGTTCCAAGGCCGCCCGCTGCAATACTGGTTCGACCGCCGTCGCGACTTGCCGACCATGTACATTTGGCCCGTCACCGACACAACCAACATGTTTGGCCAGTTCGTGATCTGGAAGCAGCGCTATATCATGGACGTCGGCACCCTCACCGATGAGCTGGACATTCCGCAGCGCTGGTACGAATGTGTCGTCTGGCAGCTTTCATGGCGTCTGGCGATGGAAATGCCAGAATTCGACATGAATTTGCTCGGTGTGATCAAGGCCACGGCCGACGAGGCCTTGAAGGTTGCACAAGACGAAGAACGCGATAATAGTCCGATCTACTTCGCACCGAACATCAGCCCCTACACGAGGTAGACATGGGCATTTTCCTAGATCCCAGAGGCAAATCTACCTTTGGCATCGGCATTTGCGCTCGATGCTCAAGGAAGATGTCGCTTGAGGACTTGGAATCGGACCCAAACTATCCGGGGCTCTATGTTTGCTCGGTCGATAAGGACCAATTTGACCCCTATCGCCTTGCTGCACGCCAGCCGGAGCGCATTAACCTCTTCCACCCGCGCCCCGACACCAATATCGCGCTGAATATGCTTGGCACGATCTCTCAGGACGATGATCTCTTCATCATCAACGATGATGGCGATGGATATCTGGTGCCATGACGAACAATCCAAAGGTTCCAACCAACCTTATTCCGACGAAGATCACGCAGCTCCCGCTCGCTGACACGCCGACGGTTACCGATTCAACGATTATCGTCCAAAACGGCATCACCAAGCGCGGCACGTTCGGTCAGTTCCTGCAATATATCGGCCCAACTGGCCCCACTGGGCCTCAAGGGCCGACAGGTTCGCAAGGGCCGATTGGGCCCACCGGCGCACAGGGCGTCACGGGCCCCACTGGGCCGACCGGCGACATAGGGCCCACTGGCCCTACGGGGCCTACGGGGCCTACGGGGCCTACGGGGCCTACCGGACCCACGGGTGATCAAGGCATTCAGGGCCCAACCGGGCCTACGGGGCCCACTGGACCCACCGGGCCTACGGGCGATCAGGGCGTGCAGGGTGTCACGGGGCCTACCGGGCCTACGGGGCCTCAAGGCGTTACGGGGCCGACTGGACCGACAGGGCCTACAGGCGACCAAGGCATTCAGGGCGTAACTGGGCCTACTGGACCTACCGGACCTACTGGGCCTACGGGGCCTACTGGGCCGCAGGGCGATATCGGGCCGACCGGGCCGACTGGGCCGACTGGACCTACTGGGCCCACGGGTGACCAAGGCATTCAGGGCGTTACTGGACCGACCGGACCCACTGGGCCGACCGGACCCACAGGCGCGTCTTCAACCGTGCCGGGGCCAACTGGGCCTACTGGGCCCACCGGGCCTACCGGACCTACCGGACCCACGGGCGCAACCGGCGCAACGGGTGCTGGCGGCGCACTGGGCTATTGGGGCTCGTTCTGGGACACGACCGATCAGGTGGCTCCTGCGGCCAATACGGCTTATTCGGTCACGCTGAACAGCGCCGATGCCAACAACAATGGCGTGAGCGTTGTATCAAACAGCCGCGTCACCTTTGCTTATGCCGGCGTTTACAGCCTGACGTTCTCTATTCAGTTCGTGAACACTGACACGCAAATCCATGACGTGAACGTGTGGTTGCGCAAGAATAATGCTGGCAGCTCTGGTGACGTGCCCGATTCTGACAGCCGTCTGAGCATCCAGCAAAAGCATGGCGGCGTTGATGGCTACGGCCTGATGACCGTCAACTTTATGCTGACGCTTGCGGCTAACGATTACATTGAGATGATCTGGGCTCCCACAGACACTCAAGTTTCGATCCAGTCAGTTCCTGCCGGCACATCGCCCGTTTCGCCTTCCATTCCCGGCGTGATCTTCACCGCACAACAGGTGATGTACACGCAGCTCGGGCCAACTGGGCCGACCGGCCCAACTGGGCCTACTGGGCCTACCGGACCTACTGGGCCGCAGGGCACGTCGTCCAATCTGTTCCTGTATCGCGCAAATACCGCTGCAACGAGCGGTTATCCCGGCGATGGTGACATCATCTGGGACAACGCAATCCAAACCAGCGCGTCCAACATTCTTGTCAGCCACCTGACTGACAACAACATTGACGTCGATATCTTCTTGGCATTGCTGACTGTCACCGAGCAATTCGTCATCCAGAGCCAGACGGCGAGCGGCGACAATCAGGTCTGGCAGATCAGCGGTACGCCTACCGTCACCAATCCCGGCACGTCTACGGCGTACTGGACCTATCCTGTCACGCTTGTCTCGTCAGCTGGCGCGGGCACGACTGGTTTTGCCAATACGGCTCCGCTCTTCTTGGCGCTGGTCAACGGCGTGTCTGGGCCTACTGGGCCGCAAGGGCCGACCGGCCCGACCGGACCTACTGGGCCTACGGGAACCGCCGGCGTTGATGGCCCAACCGGACCCACAGGGCCAACCGGGCCTACAGGCGTTGCCGGCGTCGATGGACCCACAGGGCCGACTGGGCCCACTGGTGTTGCGGGCGTTAATGGGCCGACAGGGCCGACGGGGCCAACTGGAACCGCAGGTGTTGATGGTCCTACGGGACCGACTGGCCCCACCGGCATTGGCTACGCTGGCCTGACGAGCAGCACGTCTACGGCAATCGGGACGGGATCAAAGACGTTCACGACGAACCTGACCGATGCGCAATCAGCCTTTGCTGTTGGCCAGCGCGTTCGTGTGGCATACACACCGAACCCGACCACTGATTACATGGAAGGCATTATTACCGCCTTCTCTGGCACGTCTTTAACCGTTAGCGTCGATTTCTTTGCTGGCACAGGCACTTACTCGGCTTGGAACATCGCGGCTGCGGGTGCTATCGGCCCGACTGGTCCAACTGGTCCTACGGGTGTTGCGGGCGTTAATGGACCTACTGGACCTACTGGACCTACTGGACCTGCAGGCGCAACGGGGCCGACCGGCTCAATCTACCCGACGGGCGGGTCGCCTGATCGCATCTTCTACGAAAATCAAATCACCGTGACGGCGAATTACACGATCACGACCAGCTACAACGCCGGCACGTTCGGGCCCGTCACGATCAATTCGGGCGTCACAGTAACTGTACCAACGGGGTCTGTATGGACAATCGTCTAAAAATCTGCGTCTACGCGATCAGCAAAAACGAAGCCCACTTCGTTGAGCGCTTCTGCGCGTCGGCGAAAGATGCCGACATGATCCTGATTGCCGACACCGGATCCGACGACGGCCTACCCGAGGAGGCACGCAAACATGGCGCAGTGGTCCACGACATTTGCATATCTCCATGGCGCTTTGATCTCGCTCGGAATGCTGCTCTGGCTCTTGTGCCCCGTGATTTTGATGTATGTATTAGCTTGGACATAGACGAGGTTCTCGAACCCGGCTGGCGCGAAGAGATCGAGCGCGTTTGGATCAAAGGGCAGACAACACGCCTCCGTTACATGTTCGACTGGGGCTGCGGCATCCAGTTTTACTACGAGAAGATCCACGCCAAGCACGGCTACATGTGGCACCACCCCTGTCATGAGTACCCCATACCAGACGGCCGGATCTCCGAAGTGTGGGCCCACACCGACAAGCTGATCGCGACACATCACCCAGACCCGACCAAGAGCCGTGGCCAGTACATGGACCTGCTTGAGCTGTCGGTGAAGGAAGACCCCCAGTGCCCGCGCAATGCGTTCTATTACGCTCGCGAGCTTTCGTTTAACGCCCGCTGGCAGGAATCAATCGACGCCTGCAAGAGCTACCTCGCCCTGCCCCGCGCCACATGGATGAACGAGCGTTGCTACGCCTACCGCGTCATGGGCCGTTCCTACAGCGAACTGGGCCAAGCTGGCGATGCCGAGAAGGCGTTCCAGATGGCGGCGTCAGAGGCTCCGAACACCCGCGAGCCGTGGTGCGAGCTGGCTATGCTCATGTACCGCCAGAGCCGGTGGGAGGAGTGCTTCGCCTACGCAACGCGGGCACTGCGGATCATCGACCGGCAAATGGTCTACACTTGCGACCCAGCCGTCTGGGGCGCTCAACCACACGATCTGGCTGCCATTTCGGCTTGGCATCTCGGCCTGACCCACATTGCGATTGAGCAGGGCGAGAAGGCTGTTGAACTTGACCCAACTGATCCACGGTTGAAGGCAAATCTTGAATGGTTCTCTGGTAAAATGGCCGCGTAGGCTGTAGGATCACTGCAAAGGACTTAATCCCATGGCAAACACGTTCACCTCTTATGTGGCCAAGGATGTCGGCACGTCGCCCGTGTCGCTGATCACTGTCCCGTCTGCCACTGTCGATACGGTGATTGGCCTGTCCGTTGCCAATACCACGGCGAGCAGCATCACCTTCGATGTCTACATCACCCGCTCGGCGGTCAATTACTACGTCATCAAGGGCGCGGTGGTTCCGTCTGGCTCGACTTTCATCATGTCGGGCGGGGACCAGAAGATTGTTCTTGTGGCTGCTGATGTGCTCAAGGTTGTGACCAATACGGCGACATCGGCTGACGTGATTGCCTCCGTCCTTGAGATAGCCTGATAGGAGCGCAAGATGCCATCCAGTTCTGGTTATCTCAGGTCAGTACCGCAACAGACGCAGCCCACGGGCGGCGGTGGCGGGAACAAGGCCTTTTATGAAAATGATCAGACGATCATTGCAAATTATACAATCACGACCGGGCAGAATGCGATGACCGCAGGGCCGGTGACGATCAATAGCGGCGTGACGGTGACTGTACCGTCTGGAAGCACTTGGAGTGTGATCTAATGCCAGTCTCAATCAAAGGCTCTGGTGGTGGTGGCGTTACGCTTGATGCGGGCGCGGCAGCTTCCAATACAACCCTCACACTGCCGAACGTCAGCGGCACGGTCTTGCAGTCTGGAACGGCTGTCACGGCTGCACAGGGCGGCACAGGGCTCACTTCGCCCGGCTCCAGCGGGAACGTCCTGACCAGCGATGGCACGG